GGGCGCGGTCAGCGAGTATGTGCCGTCGGCGTTGACCTTGGCCAGTCCCATCTTTTCGAGCCCGCCGTCATCCGGAACAGCCTTGCCCTGCGCGAGGTCCAACAGCGCGCCGGCGGCATCTTCCTGGAGGCCGAGCGCCTTGGCGACGGTGGCATGGTTCGCCTGCTGGCGGGCAAGACGCCGGCGCTGGCCGGAGAGCGAGCGGCCTTTCTTGGGCGCTTTCGCTTTCTTCGGTGCCTTGGGCTTTTTGGCGCGTCCCTTGCGCGGTTTCTTCGCCCTATGGGCACCCGGCTTGCCCGCAGCTGCATTTGCGGCACGGTTCTGCGCTACCTGCGCGTTGGCATCAGCCTGCACGCTACTCGCATCGCCGGATCCGAAACGGCCACCGGCACCACGCACGAGGCGACCGGCGATCGTCTCGCCGACTTTGGCTCCATAGTTCGCGGCCTTCGTGACGGAACCATTCTCGACGCCGTAGAGCAGGCGCATCTGCGCGACCGCACGCCTGCGCGGGAGCGGCTTCTTGCTATGGCGCTTGCCGGTCTCGCTGTTGACGACCACGTAGCCGTCGCCTTCTTTTTCGAGCTTGTAAGGCAATTCAGGAACTCCAGAGACACAAAAAGCCCGCCAATTGCGGACCTCAACGGGTCTTTTGGCGGGCCTCTAGGACCTTTGTTCTGTTGTTACCGTCTACTCTACGGTGCTGAGTCTGCCTTGTCAATACATAATGTATTGACGGTGTTGCACTTACACTTGATCTCGACGACAGAGCCAGGTATCAAGAATAGGCGTGCCAGGACCCGTCGGCAGCCTTGGCACCGCCAGGTTTCGAGCATGGTCGTTATCAGTGGCCGTGCTTCGGCAATCACCTACACCTCACTGTCGATCGCACGCTGCATCAGCACCGGCAGCTGCTTGTCCCACTTGGCACCGATGACTTCCTCGAATTCTCGTGCTTCTGTTCCGGGGTGATGCACCTGCCGAGCATGAACAATCGTAGTGCCACGGCTCCCCCTGCCCGATCCAATTGCCCGCACATGTGTCTTTGGACTGGACGGCACACCAAAGACAAGACCACCACGACCGTGAGCCGTGATGACATGCGGGCGAGTCCCTTCTGAGACGTAGCCATACACGTCGTCCTGCGTGCTCACGATGCGCTGGCCGGCCTCGCGCTCGATGGTGAACTCCGGCTTATGCTTCCACGTTTGTGTGGTCACACCGAAGTCCACCTGGACGTCCTTCGCCGCTGCTTCGAGTGTGTTCTCGACCGCACGCGCGAGTGCACGCGCATTGAAGACCAGGCCCTTGGGCACGATCGCTTTCATCTTCATAGCGTGATCGGTGCGCCAGTCAGGTCAACGCCCGCCGGTGGTGCCGGAGGTGCCGCTGCATCGGCTGCTGCTTTGAGTTGCTGCGCAACGTATTGCCTGACCGCTGCCTTCTTTGCTGCTGCCCCACCCGGTGTATTGGCAATGAGCTGCTGAAGGTGACTGAGCCAGACATGGACGGTGTACTCGACGCCGTCGACGGTGCCGGTCACGTTCACATCATCAGTGTTGGGTGTGCGAACGGCGTTGAGGTTATCAATAACAGCCATAGCTACTCCTCAGTACCAAATACGACGCCGTCAAGTGTGCAACTCGTGCCCCTGGTAACAGTTAATGGCTGGTTAGCAGCGCTGCTCAGAATGCCATTGCCCATGTTTGCCGGGCTGAAGGGTGTATCTGTCAGGCCACGCGCTGCGAAGATCGTCGTCCCTGCTGTGTTATCCTTGAAGGTGAGCGTGCTTGACGCACCACAGGTCAGGATCATGCCCATGAGGCGAAACTTCTTCCCGCCTGCCGGTGTCCAGATGGTCGTCTCTGCGGTGGCTGCGGTAAGCGCAACAACCTTGAACACGCTGGGCGTTCGCTGCTTATCCCAACTTGTACCGTTGAACAGGTTTCCTTGCGGGGACACGGCAAGGGCTGAAACTGCGCCCTGACCGTCGACGGCTGCGAGCACACCTGCTGCCGTCGTACCACCCGCGCCATACAGCGCCACGTTTGTCTGCGGCATTGGCCCCTCGTTGGCCTGAGCGCGACCAATGACCGTGACGGTGCCGGAGCTATAGGCGGAGATGCGGGCACGGACAGATTTATAGCCGGATACATTGAAACGATAGGCGGCTGTTGTCGTCGATGAGAACGCGAGGGCGCCTGTCGAGTATGTTTCACCCGTGAGGGTTATCCAGTTTGTATCATCTGGACTAGCCTCGAATGTAACGGTGGCGGTGGCGGTAAATGTTGTATAGAGGAGGAGCGTACTCATCCCGCTCACGTCGATGGCCGTTCCGTTGCCGGTCCCGGTCGCCGCGTTCTGGAGGATGGCTGTGGTGACAGCGTTCGCACCACCTGCGACTGGGACTGGTGTGCCACCCGTGACACCCTGGACTGACGTCACGTTACTTGAAGGTGCCCCTGGTGTTCCACCGCCACCGCCAGGGTTCATCACAGTAACCGGCTGCGATGGGCCGCCTACTGTTGGTCTGCCATCACTTGTTGCTGGATCAGCCATAGTTGCTCCTTATTGCAGCACACCGCCGCGTATTCTCAATGGTGCCCAATCCTGTGCGCGTTGCACGCATGTCTGACAGGAGTCGCTCACGCCCCGGATCCACCTCGCGTCATAGTCGCCGGCGTCCTCGTCCAGCGTGTCGATACTCCAGAGACAATGGCAGTGCGTCTTGCACTGCGTCGTCCCGTCGCCAGGCAGCGCTGGGAGCGGCAGGAGCTTCGTGCGGCCCGACCAGTACGGCGCCTTGATGCTTTCGGCGTACATCGCCGCCCGTGCGTCCCAGCCGGCTTCGAACTCATCGGTTTTCTGAATTTCCAGTGCGAAGTTGTCCAGAAAGTCGAGCTGCTTCTGAACCTGCTTGGCGACGGTCGCCCGCGCCTGGTCGTCCATCTCGCGTGTGCCGGCACCGGTGAAATAGGCCGCCGCGTGGTAGGTGGCCAGGTCCTTCGCCACTATATCCCGCCAGGCCTGCACCGCGATATCGCCGTCCGCAAGATCGCCGGTCGCCTGGTCGATGGCCTCGGTCAGCCTGGCGATGAGGCGCTCCAGCGGCTTTGGCTGCGCCTTAGCGACCGGTGGCATCGCTTCCCTCGTCGGATTGCTCTAACGTGTTTGGCGTCACGTCCTGCAAAGGACCGATAAGCGCTCGCATAAACTCCCGATCTAAGTGCTCTCGCATGGCCAGCGCGACCTCATGCATTGCCTCGCGCTCGGCACCAAGCACCACGTCGGGATGCGGGTCAGGCGGCGACGTCCGAACGACGACGGTTTCGTAGCGAATGCCGGCGAAGACAATCTTTGGCTTATTCATCGCTCACCTCGAACTGGATACAGCCAAAATCAGGAGCGGTGGCAAGTTCAGTTCGCTCTATGGCTTGGGCGTTGCCGTCGTCATAGGCGTAGGCCAACGCTAGCGACTTCGGCTGATCCTCGGTGCCATATCGGATGAACGTGAGTAAGCATGCGCCCCAAGTGCCTGGCGTCTCTGGCTGCTCCCACCATCGGCAATTCTTGCAACGCGCCTGACTATCCATCGCTCACCTCGTCCGCCAGTGCGACCGCCTCGTCCTCGTCGAGCAGCTCGGCGACGTCAGCATAGGGATCGCGTGCTTTCGCCGCGATCTGGGGCACACCGGCTGCCGGTCCACCGGTGAGCCGCGCCAGTGCCGCATGCAGGTCGGCAAAGCGCGGATCGGCGGCAGGGAGGGGTGTGCCGTTGGGCGCGGTCGGGACCGGCACACCGGCGTCGACCAGCGGCTTTTCGGTATCGTCGAGCGCGCCGCCGGGCGTCTGGTCGACCGGCAGAAACTCACGCGGAACGTCGCCGGCGTCCACGGCGATCTGCAAGGCTTGCGCCGGCGTGATCTCCTGGGAGCCGACCTGTGCCGCGCGTGCCTGGGCGCGGACCAGCGACACGTCGGCCTTGCTCTTCTGGTCGCGGATATCGTTGGTCGACCAGGAGAAGGTCGTCGTTTCAGGCAACACCCGCTCGTTCTGGGCGTGCTCCCATTGCTTCCGCCAGGCGGCCAGGCCCTGCCCTTCCTCCGCTTCGGCCAGGATGACCGTCTGCGTGCCGGTGCCGAGGCCCTGGCCGCTCAAGGGCTTGATATCCTGGACCGGAATGCCGATGGCGTTAGCATAGACCAGGTAGGCGTTGTCACGCTCCTTCTCCAATTCAAAGCCGTCGCCCATCGACTTCAGCGGGATACTCGTCCGGTTGGGCGGCGTGTCGCCGAGGAGCGGGATCACGATTGAGCCCTTGTAATAGACCGCGCCCTTGGCAACCTGCTGGTTCTCGGCGGTCACGAGCGCCGACCTGAGCGACGCTTCGGTGACCCCCTGCACGAACTCAAGCGACGTCGCACCCGACCCTGAGACCTTCTCGTAGCCGTAGAGCTCCATCGCGGCCAGCTTGTAGATTGTGCGATAGGCGCGGCTCGTGGCACAGAAGCCCACGCCGTTGAAGGTCTCGGTCGGACTGGCCATGTCGGCGAACATCAACACCTCATGCGCGCGCATTTCATGCTGGCCGCCCATGCGGTCGCGATAGATCACCGGGATCTCCGGATCCGCCGTGCGCAGGCAGCGCATCGAGTCGAGGTGCATCAGGCCGAGGATCTTCGAGCCTGCGGCCGGACTGGCGCGCACGATCTCGACGAAGGCGCCGTTATCCGTCGTGAGGAAGTCGCGCAGGTGCCGGCTGATGAACGTGACCCAGCCTGCGCCGTTGTCGGCCGTGAGGTAGAGATCCTGGCCGCGCTTGACGCGCAGGTTGCTCTCGTCGCTGTCGGCGATCTCCCAGCCTTGCGCCGCGATCTTGGTGATCGCCTTGCCCAGTGCCGAGCCCCACATGCTTTCAAGGTGGATGCTGAGTCTCAGCACCTGGTCCCGGCTGGGCGACCAGTACGCCGGGAGGTCCGAGCCGCCGGCAGGCCCGTAGACCGGCACGGTGAACTGGAGCAGGAATGCGCCGCCCTGCGCGACACTCATGTGATCGTCCCGGGTGACGGAGTGCTTCAGGATATCGGGCGATATGCCGTTGGTCATGTGTGTCCCTTCCCTACAGCGTCCCGCGCAGCGTCCAGAGCAAGCCGCGTAATGCGTCGGGGCCATGGTCAAACGCCTTGATCGGCTTCTCGCTGCCCGGCTCGAAGCGATAGGCGGCCATCTCCTTGCGGAACTGGGTGCAGCGCGGATGCACCCGCGTGCGCCGCCATGTGTTCCGGTCGGCAGCGAGCCCCCGGCGCATCTCTTTGATCGACTCGTCGACGTCGGCCGTCGATTGGCGCGCCGGGATATCAGCGGCATGCAGGCGGCCCCGGATCTCCGCGCTGCCGGGGCCATGCGACGCGAAGTCGGGTGCCGGGTAGGGAAGCGCCTTGACACGCTCGATATGCTCGTCGCTCAAGACGAGACACGCATAGTCCTCATAGAAGACGTCGAGATGGCCGTCCGGCTTGTGCTGGCAGAGCAGGAAGACCCGTGGGTGGGCATCGGCCGCGTACATGCCGAGCTCGCGATTGAGGCCGGCGCTCTTCGTGGAACTCCCTGCACTGTAGCCGTCGTCGAGCGCCCAGTAGACCGGCCCGGCGCCCTCGACATATTCGGCGAGCTCGGTGACGTTGCCGTCCTCCGGGCCGTCGCTCCAGACGCCGCCATAGATCAGGCCGGCGGCATGCGTGAAGGCTTCGATCGGGTTCTCCGGGTATTCGCGGTAGACGCTGGAGCTGTCAAGCGCGGTCTCGAGCAACTTGTCGCGAAAGTCGGGCGGTCGCGTGGGATTGGCCTGCCAGGGCAGGAAGACGGGCGTGTAGAGGCTCTGGCCCGCTTCGGCCGCCTGCCAGCTTTGATGAAACTCGGACCCATTGCCGTCGGCGCTACTGATCTTGAACAGCTTGCCGCCGTCGTTGATCGTCGGCTCGACGGCGTCGGTCAGATCGCGGCCATACTGCATAAAGGCATGCTCGTCCATCACGACGCCTGACGCCGTCCAGGAGCGGCCGGCGCGCTTGGTCGCCGCCAGGCTGGTGATGCGGGATCCGTTCGTCCAGGTCAGTTCTGACGTGTTATCCGAGGCCAGTGCCGGCAGACGCTCGCGCTCGGCATGATTGGCATACATGAAGCGCACGCGTCGCACGAGGCCATTGGCTTCAGCCTGGCCGAGACTGAAGAGCAACCAGACCTGGCCGGGCTTCATCACACATTCATAGAGTGCATTCGCACAGGCTAACCAGCTGATGCCCAGCTGGCGGGCTTTCAGGATGATCAGGAGTCGGTCGCGCTGCATCTGGTCGAGCACGTCGCCCTGGGCCGGCCAGAGCACGAAGGGCATCGTCGCCGTATTGCCGGCCTGCGGCACGGTGATCTTGGTCGCGGCAGTAAACTCGGCAACGGACGGCTCGTAGGGCGTCGTAACGCGACGTCGTCGACGCTCGCGCAGGAGAATGAGGTCGATATCACTCGGCTGGCGAAACGCTACCATAAGCCGCGCTGCTTTCCGAGCTGCTCGAGCTCATCGTCGGTCAGCTTCGCCGCCTCGTCAGGCGTCAGATTGATATTGAAGTTTCGGGTCGTCTCCCGGAACTTCGGATCATGCGCCTTCAAGAGAAAGATGAGCAGCGTATCGCTATACTCGGTGATCGCCTTCTTACCGACCGGCTGACCCTGGTAATAGACAATCTCTTCGCGCCGAACCCCTTTGTAGGCCCGCCGCCGAGCTTCGTCTTCCAGGCCGGAGGTGCCGCGCTGAAGCGCAGCATCCCAGGCAGCTTTGAAGACATCATCACTGGCCCGCTGGGTATAGGCAAAATCACGTGAGACCTTGGCAGCGCGCGCGGCCGCGCTGACGTTGCCGTACTCGCCGAGTGACACCAGGAAGCGCGCCTGCCAATCATCCGGCGGTCGCGTTCCTCTTTTTTCAGGTGTACTTGTTGTCGACATCAAATCTTCCCAAAAATCCAGTACTTACTAAAAAATAGTGTAAAGAATTGAGTTTTTAATTTTTATTATCGGCATTTTGAGTATATTTTTTCAGTATTTTCTTTGAGAGGTCCTAAAAATCAGCCTGTTTTGGGCAAAAATCCAAAAAATAAACTTTCAAAAA